GATTTTACAGATAACAGCGGTAAGAACTTAACTGCTATGCAAAAATCAATAAGAGAATTAAGCAAACTGTTCAATTCAAGTATGAAAGACTTAACTACTATTTTCCCTAATGCTAAAATGCCAATAAATGAAGTAGGAAAATACATTAATGTTTTAGATAAAATTATAAACAAGTTTTCAAAAGAAACTATAAAAAAGAATATGCCAGAAAATACAAAAGCAATTACAGTATTTTCTGAGCAAAGCGGCAAAGCGCTTAATAATTTATCGAAGACAACTACCGGCGCTCTAAAAGGTATTGGTGCTGCATCAGCTATTTTAGTACTAGCAGGTGTTGGCTTGTCAGGGTTCTTAAAAAAATTAGCAAAGCAGGATCTTGGATATGAAAAACTTGCAAGGCAAATGTGGACAACTAAGGAAAATGCTAAGGAAGTAGATATGGCACTTAAAACCATGGGTGTAACTATGCAGGATCTGTGGTTAAGTCCTGAATTACTAAATCAATTTAACCAATTAAGAAAAGACTCAGCACAGTTACAACTACCTCCAGAATATCAGGATGGCCTTAAAATAGTAAGAGAGGTAATATTTGAACTTCAAAGGTTAAAACAAATAGGCTCATTAGCTTTCCAATGGATAGGATTTTATATTTTAAAATATGCTGCAGGTCCTATTGCAACAATACGGCAAGGTATAGCAAAATTTAATGATGATTTAATTAGAAAAGTACCTGGAATAGGCAAAATAATTGGTACAACTCTAGGTATCATTCTAAGAATAATATTAGTTATAATTCAAACCTTAGGGTATGGGATTGATATAGTCGGAAAATTATTGAATTTCATCTTTAAACTTTTCGATTCTATACCAGAGCCAGCTAAAAAAGTATTAACGATTATAGCACTGATAGCCGCGGCAATAGCAGCGGGACCAATAGGGATGATATTACTTTTAATTGCTGTATTAGATGATTTATTTACTGCCCTAAGAGGCGGGAAATCTGTTATAGGCGGCGTATTCAATTTCTTAACCGATAAAGCCAAAAGTACAGGCGAAAATGTAATAAAAGGATTCAGCAACTTAAAAAGCACTTTTAAAAACGGAATGACTAATATTAAAAGTGACTGGGATAGTTATTGGAATAAAGCCAAAGGTGTTTTAAGTGCATTAGAAGATAAAGCAAAAAATACGTGGGCAAAAATTAAAGAATGGTCAAAAGGATTATGGGATAATGCAAAGGATAAATTAGCAAATATCGGTTCTTCAATAAGCTCTAAAGTTAAAGATTTTTCAGTAAATGCAAATGTATATCATTCATTAGCCCCAGGATATATAGCACCTAACACAACTAATAATTCTAATGCCACAACAAATCATAATACTACAAATAATAACACTAATAATTTTAATGTTTACAGTAATAATCCTCAGGCTGCTGCAAATGCAACAGTTAATAGATTAACTGGAATAAATACTAGGAATATGCAGGGAGTGACGAATTAATGGGCACATTACAATCAGCATATTTTAATACACAAATAGGAGATTATGTTTTTGATGCTTTTTTTAGCGTTCAACATGATACTACGCTAACAATTACAAAACACCCGGTACAAACTGGAGCATCTGTTTCAGACCATGCATACATGGAGCCCAAACAGTTAACTTTTGAAATTGGTATGAGTGATGTGATGCAAAGTATTATATCAGGACAATTTACAGATCATCAATCGAGATCAGTAAGCGCCTATAATACTTTAAGAAAATTACAAGAACAAAGGATACCGGTTCAAGTTGTTACTAGATTAGGTGTTTATCAGAACATGCTTATAGAAACAATATCAGCACCGGATGACTATAAAACTATGTATGGGTTAAAAGCTACAGTCACGATGCAGGAAATATTAGTAGTACAAGTTGCTACAGTAAAAATATCAGCAAGACCACATAAAAGTAACTCGACAAATAATGGTGATCAGATGGCGCAGAAAGCTGATAGTAGCTTTTTATCAAGCTTATTTAATTAAGGGGTGATTAAATGTATATAATACCCTTAGCAACAGACCCAAATCAAACTTTTTCATGTACAATTCCTGTAGATGGTAAAAATATTACCTTCTACTTTTTTTTACGCTTTAATACAGAAGCTAAGTATTGGGCTATGGACATCATGGATAAAAATAAAAACATGATATTAAGCTCAATTCCATTAATCTCGAAAGCTAATTTATTAGAGCAATATAGTTATTTAAATATTGGTTCAGCTTATATTTTAAAGACTGATAAAACACTATCAAGCGATGCGCCTAATGAATATAATTTAGGCGTGGATTTTATATTAGTTTGGGGTGATACTGAATGACAAATCAAGAATTTATAAATTCTTTGTTATCTGGCGCCCAAAACGGATATGAAAAATACGGAATATTGCCTTCAGTTACAATAGCACAGGCAATTAATGAATCAGGTTGGGGTAGAAGTAGTTTAGCTAAAACAGATAATAATTTATTTGGAATAAAGTACCCTGGTAATCATGATCCATCACTAAAAATAACTAAAGGATCCTGGGCAACTGATGACGGGGGATATTATGCTCATTATCAATCATGGAGTGATAGTGTTCAAGATCATGGGTATTTTTTAAAAAATAATTCAAGGTATGCTGCAGCTATAGGCGCGTCCAGTGCAGAAATACAAGTTAGAGCTATTGCAGATGCAGGATATGCCTCTGACCCTAATTATTATCAAACCACAATGTCAATTATAAACTCAAATAATCTAAAACAATACGATACTGGCAGTTATAACGGGAATCCTAGTGCTAGTTTTATTGTGGAATCAACTAATTATGCAGTAGTACAAGGTAGTCAGCAACTTGGGGATATTTTATATGGAAGAAGATACAGAATTATTGTAAGCGACAATAATGGCAACGCATTTGATGTTTCACAACTAAAATGCGTTTTTTCTATAGTTAAAACAATACAAATGGAGCCTAATTATTCTGAAATTACAATTTACAATTTAAATGCACAAACAGAGAATGAAATAATAATGAATTCTGCAAGAGTAACTGTAGAAGCTGGGTATGAAGGTAAACAGTTTGGGCTTATATTTGATGGAGATATACTTCAAACGATAAGAGATAAAGAAGACAGTACAACATATAGGTTAACTATTATTGCTTTGGATTCAGATAGAGCTATAAACTTTGATATAGCTAATTATTCCATACTCAAAGGGCAGACCGCAAGAACGATTGTAGATCATATAATTAATAATGCTCAATATCCTATCTCATTAGGAAATATTTCTCAAGCATTAGAAAAAAGTCCGGCGCTTACACGTGGAAAAGTATTTTTCGGGAAATCTAGTGATTATTTAAGGCAAATAGCTCAAAGCCATGATGCACAATACTACACAGAAAATGGTAAAGTCAATATTATTAAAATGACAGATTTACCTGAAGGAGAAATTTATGATTTAAGTCCTAAAACCGGATTAATTGGCACACCAGAACAAAATCAATATGGAGTAACAGGGCAATGTTTGATAAATCCTGCTATCAAAGTCAATACTCTTATTCATATAGATAATAGTTTAGTTAGGGCAATGAAAATAGACATTAACGGTGGAAGTAATTCAACTATCCCAGGTTCAGGTACAACAAATGATGTAAGGGATAGAATAATAGCTGAAGCAGCAAAGTTATGCAATAGCCCTAACGTAGGGTACAGTGAAGTATATAGGAACCAAACTATAAATGGAAAAACGTATTATGATTGTTCAGCTTTTACTAAACATTGTTATGAAGTAGCAGGATTAAAGCTAGATGATATAACTAATCCACAGTGGGCAGATGTACAGCTGAGCAGAGGTGGAAAAGTTGTTTCACTCTCTGAAGCAAAGGCAGGTGACCTGGTATTTTGGTTTAATGGTAGTGATTGTTATCATGTTGCTATTTACGGCGGAAACAATGATATATATGCCGCAAGTACAGATAATAAACCATTTGCTGACCAAGTTTTGTACGAGCCAATATACGGAAGTTACAAAATAGGTCGCCCTAAATCATTAATAGATGCAGATTCAGGAATAGTACCAAGTAGCAGCAGTTACTCAGGATCTACAGTCAATACTCAAGCACCACCATTTAGAGTATTAGATAAAGACGGAATCTATAGAGTAATTAAAATAACATATCAAGGAGATACAAGAGGAGATGATTGGTATTGCAATTTTGAAACAATTACTCAGGCAGGTGGAGCAATACCAGTTGTAACGAATTAAGAGGTGAGTGTAGTGAGAAATATAGCGGAAATTAATAATTCAGAAGACGAGTTCTTTAGAAGATTCGGTGAGAATTTGCAATCTGTTTTAAGAGTAGCTGCACCTGGAATAATACAAAGTTTTGACTATGCAACACAAACTGCAACTGTACAATTAGCATTAAGGGAAAGGATACGAAAGGAAGATTTATCTACTGAGTGGGTTAACCTTCCTTTATTGCTTGATGTACCTATAGTAATACCAAGAGCAGGAAACTTTGTGCTTACTATGCCTATACAAAAAGGTGATGAATGCTTAGTTATTTTTGCAGACATGTGCATAGATGCATGGTTTAGTAATGGCGGAGTACAGAATCAAATTGAAAAAAGAAGGCATGATTTATCAGATGCATTTGCTATATTAGGTGCTTGGTCGCAGCCAAATAAAATACAGAATTACTCAAATTCATCAGCACAATTAAGAACAATAGATGGTTCAACATATATAGATTTAAAACCAGGTGAAATAAATATGGTTGCTACTAATGTAATGGCAAATGGAAAGGTGGTGACTACATCACCATGAGCATGAGATATAGAATGTTAGACCAGAACGGTGATTATTCTTTTGGAAAGGGTCAACAAAATTTTACTTATGGTACTTACGCAGTAAGCCAAGCAATTAAAACAAGATTAGCATTATTAAAAAATGAGTGGTGGGAAGATCTAGATTCAGGACTTCCACTTTTTCAAAATATTTTAGGCCAGCCAGGAACATCAAAAAATTTGCTATTAGTTGATTCATTAATTAAAAAAACTATAGCAGAAACACAAGATGTAATAAATATTAAAAGCTTTGAAAGTTCTTATGAAAACAGGAAATATTCTTTCAGTTGTACTGTAGAAACTAAATATGGTGATGCAACAGTATCAAAAAGCTTTTAGAAAGGAGATGGTTAAATGGCTTATTTTACTCCTTACATTGATGATACAGGCTTTCATATTCCTACTTATATAGATGTTAGAGATCAATTAATAACGGATGCTAAGTCTATATATGGGCAAGATATATATTTAGGTATTGACAGCCAAGATTATCAATGGATATCAACAGTAAGCGAAAAAATATATGATGCATATCAATTAGCACAATTAGTTTACAACAATAGGGGACCATCAACCTCTATAGGTTCTGGTTTGGATTCTGTAGTTAAAATAAATGGGATAAAAAGAAAACCAGCAACATACAGCACTTGCTATGTGAGTTTAACTGGATTACCTAATGCACAAATAAATAATGGAATTGCACTAGATAAAGGTAATATAAAATGGGATTTACCTCCTTCAGTAAAGTTAAATGATTCTGGTACTTTAGACAATGTTTTGGTAACCTGTGAGATATCTGGTCCTATAGTAGCAAATCCAGGGGACATAGCTGGCATATTCAATCCTATGTATGGATGGAACGGCGTTTATAATAACGTAAATGCAGAATTAGGCTCAAATGTTGAAGGCGACAGTGATTTAAGAACAAGGCAATCAAATAGTACTGCTAACCCATCAAAAACTGTATTAGACGGAACCAAGGGAGCAATTGGACAGATTACCGCAGTAACTAGATTTAAGGTGTATGAAAATGATACTAAGGTTGCTGACGTTAATGGACTGCCCGCGAATAGTATAACTTGTGTTGTGGAAGGTGGAACTGATGCAGATATAGCAAATGCTATTTACATGCATAAAGGGCCGGGCTGCTTAGCAAATGGAGATATAGTTATTAATGAAGAAGACCAATATAATTCTATAACACCAATAGGTTTCACAAGACCAACATATGTAGATATAGAAACAGTAGTAAACATAAAGCAGATAAAAGATTATACAACAGCGACAACTGATTTAATAAAGGAAAATATACAGGCTTATTTGAATTCAATGGAGATAGGTGGAGATTTAACAATATCTTCTTTATGGGGAATAGCCTTACAAGCCATGCCAAACTTAGCTAGTCCAATGTTTTCTGTAGTAAGTGTAACTGCGGCAAGGTTAGGTAATGCACAAGCAGCCGTGGATATACCTATGGCTTACAACGAAGTATGCAGAGGTAATATAAATTACATTACTGTAAACGTAAGTTAGGAGCGATATAATGGCAAACGATACTTATTTAAATAATATTACATCAGAACATAGGGACAAACCCAATTTTATGGGTTGGCTAAGTAAAAACCTTGAAAAAGTAGATGCAATTTATATTTTACTAAAAGCTATGGACAGTAATTTTGATATAGACAATGCCATAGGTAAGCAACTTGATACATTAGGAACCATAATAGGCAGAAATAGAATCCTAACATTTCAACCTTTAAATGGGTTTAGTCCAGTACTTGATGATGATACCTATAGGTTAGTTTTAAAAGCAAAAATAGCTATGAATAACTGGGATGGAACAATACCTCAAATTTATGAGATATGGTCAAATATTTTTGATGATATTCAGTTACAAATAGAGGATCATCAGGATATGACTTTTACAGCTTATATTACAGGATATGTAAATCAAATAAGGCAAGATTTAATACAGCAAGGATATATAGTGCCAAAGCCTGAAGGAGTAGGCGTTATATATGTTGGGCGTTCTGCAGTACCTTTTGGTGTGTATTCAGGCATGATGGCAAGCAGCACACAATCAGCAACTATTACAATTAGTTATAACCCAGTTGAATCGATTAGCTTTAAACAATATACAAATATGATGGTACAAGGAATTAGTACCACAGTCTTAAAAGTAAATCCAAAAGGAGGTAACTAAATGGCCATTTTTGGTAATATGTCAATAACAAATGCCGGACAAAATTTATATGCAAAAGCTCAGGCTGGCAAACCAATAAATTTTACAAGAATGCAGTTAGGCTCTGGTCAAATAGGCACACAAAATCCTGCTACATTAGTTTCATTAGTAAATCCTCAATATTATGTGCCCATAAGTTCTATATCTAATAATACTGATCAGAAAACAGCTACAATTAGCGGCATTATAGACAATAGTGGGATAACGCAGGCAACTTATATATGTGAAATAGGACTATGGGCACAGGATCCTGACGTAGGAGAAATCTTATATGGGTATGCAAGCGCAGGCAATACTGGAGATTACATGGCTCCAGCCACACAAGGACCTTATTCATGGTCTTACCAAATAAACGCAGCTATAGGCAATGCGGCAAATGTAACGGCAACGCTAAGCTCAAATACCTTTGATTACGGTGTTGTTTCAAGTGATACAAGCCTAAGTATTATTAGTGGAGCTAACCAAAGGGCAATAAATAAAAATATTGATAATACTTTAGGTACGTTGAGAAATCAATCTCCAAGATATATAACAACAACAGGTAGTAACAATGCCTATAACGTAGCTTTAAGTGATGTTACAGCTTTAAATAATGGGCTAATTATAAATATTGTTCCAAATGTAGATAATACCGGAGCAAGTACTTTACAAGTTAATGCTTTAGCTGTAATACCAATAAAATTTGACGGTGCAGATTTAAATGCCGGAGATTTTAAATCAGGTAAAATTTGCTCAGTAATTTATGATGGAACTAACTTTAATTTACAAGTAACAGCGGATCAATTTGCGTCACAAAAGGCAGATAATACGGCACAATTTAATAATATAAATTCAAATATATCTATTATGAAAAAAAGAACACAGTTAGGGGTGAGATTATAAATGGCGGCAGATTTAAGCGTAGTTTTAGAAGGGACTTTGGCAAATACATCAACAGCATTAAATACAGGTGGTGCTGCTTATACTGTACCTGCAGGGAGAAAATTAATAATTATGGAAATGAGTTTGGTTAATAAAACAGCTACAGATGCAACAGCAACAATTACATCAAGCAGCGGAACTGTATTATTCCCAGGTAAAACAATACCTAAAAATGATGGATATTTACAGCAGAGACAAACTCAAATATTAGCAGGTAAGCAGGTTATGGGGCTATCAGGAACAGCCAGTTCAATAGATTATTACTTGTCCTGCTTGGAGGTTGATGCTTAATGAACGGCAAATTAGATAGCAATTTACTAGGCAATTTTGGGATAGATGGTCCAGGTGGTAGTAATATAAAAAGTATCCAAAGAGGCACTGCGACAATACCACTTAGTAATACATCAACAACAGTCACAATTGGAGCAGTAGATCCTACAAAATCAATTGTACTTGTAGACTTTGGCAATAATGGATTATGGCCAATTACTTTAGATATATATGCTGAATTAACAAATTCAACAACAATTAATTTAACTAGATATAATAGTGGTGATTATACTCAAACAATAAACTGGGTAGTAATTGAATTTAATAATGTAAAAAGTAAACAAACAGGTTTACAATCATTAAGCAATTCCACTGAAGTTACTGTAAATATTGCTAACGTCGATATGTCAAAAGCATTAATATTCGCAAGTTACAATTCGTCACAATCTATGGATCCAGAATATTTAAAAACTAGGTTTATAAGCTCTACGCAAATTGGATTAACGCAAATTGTATCTTCGATTATGAAGGTTGCCTGGCAGGTTATCGAATTTAATTAAAGGAGGTTGGCTATGAAGGCTTATATTAATTTAGATTCAAACAATAAAGTTATCGGAGTAAAATCTGTTAATGATAATTACAATGGAGATGGAATTGAAATTGCAGAGTATAATACAAAATTATACTTTACAACATATAACAGTGGAACATTTCAAGGTTATTACATTACTTTAACAGCAGATAAAAGTACGATCACTGCAGATGGAGTTGATAAAGCAATAGTAACAGCTTCTATTTCCAATTATGATGGTACTGCAGCTACTGACTATGCAACCGGAATAACATTTGATGTAAATGGCACACAGCAGACTGTAATTCCAGTAAATGGAGAGGCATCTATTGAATTTAATTCAAGCGTTGCAGGTAGCTACGTTATTAAAACTGTAAATGATGTAATAAGGAATGGTGAGGTGACCATAATTGCAAGTTAATAAGGATGATAAAGGCTTTAGTGTAGTGCAATCCCAGGAGGATATAGATAAGAAAGCAAGAGATCAAAGGAATAATGATAGAAAAACAAAGGATAAAACAAAAGTATCAAATCAGGATATATGGGATTTACTAATGGATATCCAAGCTGATTTAAAGGAAATTAAGTCACATTAGGATTTATTTTACGACACATAATTGAATATTCAATAGGCATAAGTTAAGACTAGTAGGTAGTCTTTTTTTATTTTGCTTAAAATATTTTAAATAAAAAAGGGGTGGTGTTTTTGGTTGCTATTGATATTAAAAAACTTAAAGTAGGGGATACTTTTATATGCCCAATTACGAATGTAGAACAAACTGTATTTAAAATTGACGATAATAATGTCTATACTAAAGATAAAAATGGTGTAATAAGAAGTGCCTTTAAAAACTAAAAAAGGAAAATTAATCTTTATGTAGAATATAAACAATAAATCTACATAAAGGGAGATTTTATAATGAATAATTGGACAAATAAAGATTGGAAATGGTTGGTTGGATGTTTGATTTCCATAATTGTTCTAACAATATCAGCATGGATGTATAAACTTCCTGATGCTATGAATTATTTTTCATTTATGGCCAGTATAGTTTCTATAATACTAGCCTTGGTTGCAATATATATAGCTTTATCGCAGAACAATAATTCTGAAATACTTAATGCAAGAACAGCAGATATTCTTGCAAGGGTGGAAGAAAAAATTATGAATGTAAATGAAAAAGTAAATAAAATTGATCCAAAGGAAATAGCATTAATAACTGAAACGAGAGTAAATGGAGCATTAAATCAATTTTCAGAAAAGCTTTATAGCAAGTTAGAAGAATTAGGAATTGATAAAGATAAGATTAAAGAAATAAAGAAGGACATAGAATCTTCATCAAATGTAATAGCACCACCAACTAGTGATAATTGTGAGAAAAGTGAAAATCAAGCACTTAAACTTAATAGTATAATCAAAGAAGAAGTAATTAAAGTTTTAAATATAATAAAAAATAAATCGTTTAGCGATAGCATTAGTATAATAAATTCAACACTATTAACCAATCAAGCAAGAGAGATTTTATATGCCTCACTTATAAAAGGCCCTTTTAAAAAAGAGCGTGATGAAAATAATGGAATATATGATACACTTGCAGGTATATACTTATTTAATAATCCACCTTTATTTAATGAGTGTATTAATTAAACTCTAAATAAATAATTTAATTAGACATAATTAAAAAGTTTTTTTAAGACCGCAAAGGTCTTTTTATTTTGCTTATTTTTAAATAAAAAGAAAGGAAGAATTTAAAATGAAAAATTTATTAAATATTGATGATCAAGTTAAAATTATTATGCCAGGTACCATGGGAGACGGAGCAACTGCAAAAGCAACGCAAATAGGTACTATAGATGGTGAGATTTATTATACAGGCATTTACCATTATAATTGTCCTAAAGGTGGAGATGGCTATGATACATATATACAATTTAAAGAGGGTCAATATGAGCCATCAAATACAGTTGAGACACAGCCTAAAGTATTATGTAATTCTAATTTAACAGTAAGATGTAAATTTAAATGTGTAGGTAAAGAAGATAACACTGATGGTTCAACCGTAACATTAGAACCCGTAACTTATGGAAGTAAAGAAAATGAAGATTTCTTCAACTATACTCCATATGGCAGTTTTTATTTTGGAACAATAAATAAAGAAGCTTCTAAACAATTTGAAGTAAACAAAGAATATTATATAGACCTTACACCTGCTGAATAATTAGTTATTTATAAATTCGTCAACTAAATATTAGTAAAAGGCAAAGTGGGAGTTTACAACTCTTTTTATTTTGCCTTTTTTTATTACAAACAGGAGGTGCTTTATGAATGGAACAGTATCAATAATAAGTTTAATTATCTCAGGGATAATGATGTTAATTGCTGTTATCACAGTTACTAAAAATTATGGAAGCGGTATGGCAGGGCAGGGAAGAATTGAACAAAAGGTAAATGACATAGGAAGTGATGTAAAAGAGGTTAGAGATGATGTTAAAGCTCAGGCAATTCAATATGCTGACATAGATAAAAGGGTCACAAGAGTTGAAGAAAGCACGAAAAGTGCGCATCACAGAATTGACGAAATAGTTCAGAAGGGAGAATAATACTATGAAAATAGCTGTAGATTTTGGACATGGAACTGGAGAAGATAGAGGAGCAAGTGGCTATTTGAATGAAGAAACTGTTATAAGAGAATATGGTCCTTTAGTTATAGCAGGGTTACAAAAACTAGGGCATACAGTTTATAACATTACTCCAACGCAAGGAGGATTAACGTTAAGGCAAAGTTTAGCTTACAGAGTTAATATGGCCAATTACTATAATGTAGATTTATTCCTTTGCCTTCATGTAAATGCATTCCAGACAGACCAGGCGCAAGGAGCAGAAGTCGAATATAAATCTGCTGCAGGAAAAGTTTATGCAGATAGAATTGAAAGTGAATTGCTTAAATTAGGCTTCGAACAACATGGAGAGGGTAGTGTACAGCGTAATAACCTATATGTTTTAAACCACACAAATGCTGTATCTGTGCTAGTTGAGCCATTTTTTTGTGATAGCAAAGCTGATTGTAATAAGTATAACGCAAAAACATTAGCAAATGCAATCATAAAGGGCATAACTGGACAAGATGTATATCTTGGGAAACCCTATGTTGTCACTAATTATTTGCCACTGGGCACAGACGGAATTGAATTGAATTCTCTTTGGTATAAGTACTTTGCTAATTTAGGGATAGACAGGTGGTACATGAAACATGATGCAAAAGGAATGTGGATAGAAACTCAGTACCTTTCAGAAGAAAAATGCATTGAGCTAAAAAATCGTCTAGGAAATTTATTTTATGCTATAAAAAATAATTAAAATATAAGGAGTGGATTTATTATGACAAATACATTATTAAATGGAGTATTAAACATTATGGTACAGGCTATTTTGAGTATATTAGGGGTTGTTGCTACTTATCTTATTACTGTGGCAGTATCTTATTTTAAGAAGAAGAGGGAAGCTCTTATAAAGCAAATGGGAATAGATAAATATAATGCCACCTATAATATAGCTAAAAGTGTATATTTCTCAGTAGAACAATTATTTAAACTTATTCCTGCAGCAGGAGAACAAAAAAGAAAAATGTTTGATTCTGAATTAATTAAGAAAGTTCCTACTCTTACACAAGAAGAATTGGACCATTTCAGAGAGGCTGTTGTCGGGGAAGTTAATTCACAAATAAAACAATCACAGATATTACAGCCAGTAGAAGCTTATAATCCTCAAAAAGAAATTGCTGACCCAACACAGGCACCACAAGAAACCAATACCAATAGTACAACAACAGTAGCTCAATAATAAAAAAGCCCTGAGGTTTTCCTCAGGGTTAATTTTATTAATATCGAAAGTATAGACATTCTAAGACGCTTTATTTCAAAATATACAATTATACTCTAAATTGGTTCCTTTTTTCTGTGTCTATGTATCTAAAATTAATAGAAAAAGGCGGTAACCCTCTAAACATTTTGTTTATTTATTTCTTCGCTTATTTCGCTAATTAACAAATTAAATTTAATTTTATAACCACTATCTATTGTAGATACGACATCTTTAAGTGCATCAGTTTTCCATTTATCTAATTCGACTAATTTAAATTTATCATTTGGGTGAACTTTAATTTCCAAAGGTGTCAATTCTATAATTGATTCTATATAACCCGATATTTTATTATTATTTGAAAATAATATTTCTAATGCTCCATAAACTTCATAAAGTTCTTGTTTACAAAGGATTATTTCTTTAATAAGTTCTTCAGACTTTAAATCAAAACGAGCACCTTCTTTAGCCTCTACAGAATTTGTACCAACTTTATTTATCACAATTAATTGCGCATAGTAACGATTCATTATATTTGCTTCTAATCTTTTGTAATCTAACTGATAAAATTTATAGAATAAGCCAATTAGCTTATAATAGGCTCTTTTAATAGCATTATCCTTATTTATTTTGGATTCTTTCTTAAATTTTAAATTATTAATTACATAGGAACTTAATGTTGTTAGCAACGATCCTACAAATGATCCTATAATTACATTTACCACTGGAAGTTCCCAAAAGTTCTTCACTTGGTTCAT